TCAAAGAGCCGATTACATCAAAGAACATGGCCAAGAATCCTTCCTAAAACTACCGAACTAATCATTAAATATTTGGAGATAAGTAGTTATGACTACGACAGTTAATTCCGACATGATCATCTACAACCAACTGGCTCAAACAGCCTATTTAGAACGATTACAAGACAATTTGAATGTTTTTAATGAAGCTTCCAATGGTGCGATTATTTATCGTAATGAAATCATTCAAGGTGACTTCAATAAAAATGCATTCTACAAAGTTGGTGGTAGCATTAAACATCGCGATGTGAACTCCAATGCAAAAGTAACTCCGGAAAAAATCGGTGCAGGTGAGTCTGTAGGTGTAAAAATTCCATATAAATATGGTCCTTATGCATCAACTGAAGAGGCATTTAAGCGCCGTGCTCGTACACCAGAAGAATTTGCTATGGTTGTTGGTTACGATCTTGCAGATGCATTGGTTGCAGGCCGATTAGAGTACAGTTTAGCTTCTTTAAAAGCTGCTATTTCTAGTAATCCCGATATGGTTGCGAAAGGAAGTATCGTTGTTGATGGCCGCAAAGCATTAACTCGTGGTATGCGAAAGTTTGGTGATAAGTTTGGCCGAATTGGCTTATGGGTGATGAACTCAGATACATATTTCGATATTGTCGATGATGCTATCACTAAGCAAATTTACGGTGAATCTGAAATCGTTATCTATGGTGGTTTACCAGGAACCTTAGGAAAGCCGGTATTGGTGACGGATGCTGTAGGTGATAACGATGCTTTTGGCTTGCAGTATGGTGCTGTAACAGTAACTGAATCACAAGTACCGGGCTTCCGAGCTTATGACATCAATGATGAAGAAAACTTAGCAATCGGTATGCGTGCTGAAGGTGCATTTAACCTAGATATTCTTGGTTATAGTTGGGATACATCGAAAGGTGAAAATCCTGACCTTACATTACTTGGTTCAAGTGCTAACTGGATTAAATATGCAACCAGCAACAAAATGACAGCAGGTACCTTACTTGATTTATCAGGTACAGCGACAACTGGTTAAAACCTAAAAATTAAAACCGTAAGAGGGCTAATAAGCCCTCTTTTTTATTATTAAGAGAAAAGCGCCATGAAGATTATCTATACACGCATTGCAGCACTGGCTGCATTAGAGACGGGCATTATTGCTAACCCTGACTATTATGAAACCCCAAATCTGAAAGCAAAAGAGGTAATTATTTACGGTAATTATCCAAAGATTCAAAAGGATTACGAATCTTTAGAAGTTCCAGTTGAAGTTCGCAAATTGGAAGAACCTGCAAAAACAACTTTGGCCACTGTAAATGTAGCGGTTGGAATTACTCCAGAGCTGCAAGAAGTCATTGATCAAGCAAAAGCTGACTGTGAAAAGGTTATTGAAGAAAACGGGCAACTTAAACAGAAAATCGAAATCTTGGAACAAGCTAATGGTGATAGTTCAGAGTTAATTTCTGAAAACACACGTTTAAAAGATGCAGTACTCCAAGCTGACAATGCTACTAAAGCGGCTGAAGGAAAAGTGGTAAGCATTCAAGCAGAGTTTGAGGCTTTTAAAAATGATGTTGCTGCTATGCAAGCGCGTATCGCTGAATTGGAATCTGGAAAAGCGGCAGAAAATTCAACAACAGAAACGGCAGTTAATGATTTTGAAAACTGGTCAAATGATCAATTAAAAGAGTATTTGGCTAGTAAGAACATTGGCTACAAGCCTTCTGCAACAAAAGCAGAACTCCTTAAATTAATCCCGAAGGAATAATGCAATGAGCTTTATTACTGTAGATGACGCAAATTCAATTTTGGGCAGCGATTTTGCACCAGACAGTGATAAAGCTCGTCTGGTTAAACTGGCAAATGTCTGGATGAAAAACAGAATAGGTTTTGTACCAGATCCTATTGACCCACTTCTTAAGGATGCAGCTTGTGAAATTATCAAAGGAATTCTGGCCAAGGTAATTTATAACGGCAAAGATCAGCAGCTGAAGCGCAAGAAAGTTAAAGCTGATTCTGTTGAGTCAGAAAAAGAATATCAAGACGGATCTGAAGCAATTTCTAGCTTTGAACAGATAGCAATTGATTTTATTGACTCACTTGATTTGAAAGATCCAAATGCAAGTTTTAATGGCTTTGGCATACCTCTTTACAGGGCATGATATGGGCTTACGTGACGAAATTCAGGCAGACATTGCTGAAGCATTTAATGATGATTTAGCAGATGCCGTTCATACCTTTACATGTGAGCGGATCTCAAAAACTAATTGGGATCCTAAAACTGAAACTTCTATTGAGGTTAAAGAAAACTATTCTGGTCGTGGCGTTCTGTTTGGCTCATACAGTCAATATGAGATTCAGACGCTTGGAGTACTGGCTACTGATAAAAAGGCAACTGTGCTGCAGAATGAAGTTACCAAAGAGCCGATGATTGATGACGAATGGAGTACTGCGCAAGGTACATATCGCATCATGCATATCAAACAAGATCCAATCAGTGCAAGCTGGAAATGTCAGCTTCGAAAAGTGTAGGGGCTAAAATGGTTAATACCGAATATGTTCCAGAGTGGTACATCACACCTTTTCAGCATGTGCATTACACGCTTGCTCGAAATCAACTACACATGGATTTGTTATTTGAAGATATGGATAAAGCCGATCAATTTCTGGATATGGGAGCGGATGCACAGGTTAGTACTTTTTCTAATGGTGCATATGCGATTGTCCAAATCGGGGATACGTCAGAGAAAGATCAAATTCAAGTTTACGGATTGCTTTTACATGAAGCGGTTCATGTCTGGCAAATAGTAAAACGGAGAATGGGTGAGCGAGAGCCTAGTGTGGAATTTGAAGCTTATTCAATTCAGGCGATCGCTCAAGACCTTTTTAAAATGTATGAAGAAAGCGAGGTGAATGATGGGATGGAAGGGGAAAAAGCCAACTGAATTTAGTTTTGATGTGGCTAAAACAGCAGAGGAAAAGGTAAAGAAAATTACAATGGATGCTGTTCAGTCTTTAGTGGTTTCAAGTCCTGTTGATACTGGCGCTTATCGTGCTTCGCATATCGTTTCAATTGGATCTGGTGATTATGGTGTCCGTGGACCTGAAACAAATGCTATTCAGGATGCAGCTATTCAAGCTGTGAAGTTTAAGTTGGGCAATTTAGTTTATATCCAGAACAACCAGCCTTATGCAGAGCGCTTAGAAAATGGGTGGTCTGATCAAGCACCACAAGGAATTTACAACACCACCTTTACCTTTATTTCTCAGAAGTATGGCGGCTAAAATGGCAATGACTTTAGAGCAGACAAGGCAAGCTATTATCGATCGTATGCAAGCTTTTACCGGTATTACGCAAGACAGAATCCAGTATCCAAATTTACCAGGCTTTAAGGTTCCAAAGGAAGGTTTGTGGTGCCGCTTAACGATTGCAGGTGGTCCCAGTTTTACTTCTGGCATTGCAGATAAGCCATGTACTCGCCGTACCGGTAATATTATGATTCAATGCTTTGCACGTCCCAATTCAGGAATAATCGAAATCACAAAACTGAGTGATGCATTACTTGCTCATTTTGAATATTTCACAATCGAACACTTAGAATGTTTGAATGGTCAATCTATTTATGCGGGTAAAGATGCTGACTTCATTCAATACAATGTATCAATAAGTTTTTTAGTTAACTAAAGCACATAACAAACCAATCTTTCACTACCACCTCATCGGTGGTTTTTTTATGTCTATAGGAATCACTTATGAGCAATTTTGTTTTTAAGCGTGGTGACACTTTCAACTTGAACTTGCAGCTAGTTGATATGGATGAAACTTTGCAATATCCACCCGATGATGTTCGCCGTGCAATTGATCTGACGGGTTATACCTTTACTTCACAGATTAAAGCTTTGGCTGATGGAGCAGCTGTGGCTACCTTGACTTGTGCTGCATTAAATCAAAGTACACAGAAGGGATGGCTGAATATTAAATCAGGTGCAAGTACAGCAGCTTGGCCTTTAGGACTGTGCGA